TTATCTTCTACGTTCCAGAAAAAAGTAGAACAAAGGTTGAGGGAGCGATCTCTACCAAACACAAAGATTGTAGGATCTATGACTTCGAGTTCTACGGGTCTGGATCTCATATGGTCTATACTAATTAATAAATACTGTTGACATTTTAGTCAAGATAAGGTATTATAATTTGTCTGATAGTTCGAACAACGTTATATCTTTTCCAAAGTCTAACAAGAAGATTGTTATGGCAGCGGAGACTGTAGAACATATTCATAACAATCTCGAGATGATGAAACATTATCACATTCAAGAGACAATTCTTAATATGGCGCCAATCCTTTTCAACCAGTTAGACATCGCAGGTTTTGGAATGACCGACGATGAAGACGAGGATGTAAGGGATGGCGCTTTTATTGTTGAAGCATTAAGAGCAGTTATGTGTAAGTATTATGGTATCTACCATCCGTTCCAAACAATCATCGAGAATATCTTCGAAGATAAATTAACCGAAGAAGGTTCTTATAAGATTGTGGATTATCTAGAATTAGATCTAACTGAACCAGAAGAAACAGAAACTGAAACCGAATAGGTGATTTGTGATTATTGTTGACTTGAATCAGGTTATGTTATCCAATCTACTCATGCAGCTTGGTAATCATACCAATGCTCAAGTAGAAGAAAATATGGTTCGCCATATGATCTTAAACTCTCTCCGTTCTTATAAGGTAAAGTTCGGCGACGAATATGGCGAGATGGTTATCGCTTGCGACAATACCAACTACTGGCGTAAGCAGCGCTTCCCTTACTATAAAGCTAATCGTAAAAAGAATATTGAGGCTTCTGAGCTTAATTGGAAGAGCATTTTCGAATGCATGAATAAGATTCGTGCAGAGCTAAAAGAGTATTTCCCCTACCGAGTTCTTGATGTAGAGTCCGCAGAGGCTGACGATATTATCGCAACTCTTGTCTCTAAATTCGGTACAGAACTAAATACTGGCGAGAAGATTCTAATTCTTTCTGGTGACAAGGACTTCATTCAGTTGCATGTTTATGCCAACGTAGAACAGTATGACCCCACCCGTAAGAAGTGGATTAAACATGATGATCCAGAACGATATCTACACGAACATATTCTAAAGGGAGATGCAGGAGATGGTATTCCTAATGTTCTTTCTCCTGATAATGTTTTTGTTGTGGGTGATCGCCAGCGACCCCTGACAGCAAAGAAGCTAGAAAAGATTATGGGCACAGACCTAGAAGAAATGGATACTACTCTTGCCCGAAATTATTCTCGTAATGCTAACCTTATTGATCTCAGTTTTACCCCAGATACTATTCGTGAGAAAGTTATGGAACAATACAATGCTCAAGAAGGACGTGATCGCAGTAAACTACTAAATTACTTTATCGCAAACAAACTAAAAAATCTAACTGACCACTTGAGTGAGTTCTAAGGAGAAAATAATGGCTGTTCTCGGCATGTATGAATTTTTACATCGTGTATCTAAACTAAAAAAGACACAAGAAAAAGTAGACAATCTAAAAGCTAATGATACATTCGCACTAAGAATTATTCTTCAAGCTGCGTTTGACCCATCTATTAAGTTCCTTCTCCCAGAAGGCGAGCCTCCATATAAGCCAACCGAAGTAGTTGATCAGCAGCATGTGCTCCACAGAGAAGCAGAAAAGCTACGTTACTTCGTAGAAGGTTTCTATCCAGACCTCAACCAGAATAAGCGAGAGATGATGTTCATTGAAATGCTTGAACGTGTAGATCCTCTCGATGCAAAACTTCTAGTCGCAATCAAGGACAAGAAGATGCCATTCCCTGGCATTACAATCGGACATGTTAAAGAAGCACTACCAGGATTAATCGCAGAATGAGTAAGTCAGCATTAAAGAAGTTCAAGAAGAATGATTATTCAGACCGTGACGAGTATCATGATGATCCTCGTGAACGTGAGAACAAGCGCAAGGCAAAGCGTGAACAACGTGCGCTAAAGACAAAAGATATTTCTTCTCTTGTCGAGGAAGATTATGAATCTGGTGATGATTACCAGTTTATTTGGAATCAGGAAACTGACTAATGCCTATCTATAAGCTACGCAATACGCAGACTGAAGAAGAATGGGAAGAGCTAATTTCTATCTCTGAGATGGAACAGAAGTTAGCCGATCATCCTCATGTCGAACTTCTTATCAATGGAGCACCTATGGTTACTGGAACCATGGGAAAGAACACTCCCATGAAGACTAAGTATAAGGACTCTACTTCAGTAAAGAAACCTGTTCTAGATGCTACAAGTTATTCAGGAAACTAAATCAATGGATCCTTTACAGTTTTGTTATTGGCTGCAAGGTTTTGCAGAATTAAACAGTGGCACACCACCAAACGATATGCAGTGGAAAGCTATTAGAGATCATCTAGCAACAGTCTTTAATAAGGTTACTCCATCATATCCTGGACTTGGTCCTGATTGGCAAAAGGAAATCATTAAAGATTGGAAGCCTAATCCAAGTTCTGCTCCAGAAAATCCATATCCAAATAGAATAAATTTGCCACCTGTTTGGTATGGTCCAAATGTATCGCCTCCAACTACCCCATATACGGTTACTTGTAATAACTCAACAATGAGTATTTGCTAATGCCTACATATAAGTTTTTAAATAATGAGACTGGCGAAGAATATGAGGACTTCATGAGCATCAGTGCACTTGAAGTTTACCTTGAAGAGAATCCAAATGTAACACAACTCGTAAATGGCGCTCCTATGATCCATTCTGGCAGAGGCATGGGTAAACCCGATCAGGGTTTCCGTGATCTGCTTAAACATATGAAGAAGGGAAACCAAAAAGGTATTTCGAGGAGCACTATTAACACATTCTAGTAGAGGAAAAATGGAAGAAGAAACAAGAACACGTCGATTAACTCGCAAAGAAAAAAGACTTCTTCGTCAACAAGGTAAAGAACCAAAGGAAAATTACCAAGAGAAATTAAATTTTAATCTAAAACATTTTCATCCTCTTACAGAGAATCAGAAATTAGCATTTGATTCTTTTGATGACGATAAAAATCTAATGCTACATGGTATTGCTGGTACTGGTAAATCCTTTATGGCATTATACCTTTCTTTGAAACAGATCCTCAGCGATCCAGAATGTATCTATAAGAAAGTTGTTATTGTAAGATCTGTTGTTCCTACTAGAGATATGGGATTCCTTCCTGGTAGTGACAGAGAAAAGACTAAAGTTTATGAAGCGCCTTACTATGCCATCTGTACCGAGTTGTTCGGTAGAGGTGATGCATACGAGTATCTAAAGAAGAGAAACGTAGTTGAGTTTATCTCTACTTCTTTTATCAGAGGCATTACACTCAACGATTGTATTGTCGTTGTTGATGAGATGCAGAATGCTACTCTTCACGAGTTGGATTCTGTTATTACTCGTATTGGTCACAACTGTAAGGTAGTATTCTGCGGAGACTTCAGACAGTCAGACTTCACAAGAGAACACGAGAAGAGCGGTCTAACCGACTTCATGAGAGTGGTTCGCTCTATGAAATCTTTTGATCTAGTAGAATTCGAAGCCAAAGATATTGTTCGTTCTGCTCTTGTTAAAGAATACATCATCCTTAAAGACAAGATGAGAATTATAACGTAGGAGGAGTTGTGTCAAAAGATAAAAAGAAAAGTTATCGTTCGATCTTTATATCTGATGTGCACCTTGGAACCCGTCACTCTAACGCAAAATTGTTATTAGAATTTTTAAAAGAAACAGAAGCCGACAGATATTATCTTGTTGGTGATATCATTGATGGCTGGATGATGCGCAAAAACGTTTACTGGCCACAAGAACATAACGAAGTCGTGCAATTCTTTTTAAAACAGTCAAAGAAATCTGTTGAAGTTATTTTTGTCATAGGTAACCATGATGAGTTCCTTCGTGAATATTCGGGAACCGAGATGGGTAATATTAAACTGGTTAACGAAGTAATACATCATGGAGAAAATAATAAAAAATATCTAGTCATACATGGCGATCAGTTCGACCTTGTCACTAAAAACGCAAGATGGTTAGCATATATTGGCGGCTGGATGTATGATCGAATGATTGACATAAACCGTTATTTACAATGGGTTTATAATGCTCTTAACATAAATGGTTTCTCTCTATCTGCTTGGGCGAAATCTAATGTCAAAGAAGCAGTAAACTTCATTGGAGACTACGAAAAGGTAGTTGCCGATGCAGCCAAAAGGAGATGCGTCGATGGGGTTATTTGCGGTCATATACATTCTGTTAATATATCTACTATTGATGGTATTGAATACGTAAACTGCGGTGACTGGGTGGAATCCTGCACTGCCATTGTTGAACATTACAATGGTAAATTTGAGATCATAAGGAAACTATAATGAATATTACTATTTTTACTGATGCTTGGGATCCGCAGATCAATGGCGTTGTCACTACGCTGAAGACAACGATCAAGCATCTCGAATCACGAGGTCACGTAGTGAAGGTGATTCATCCTGGTCTCTATAAACTAACGATACCACTACAACCATCTACTGGCATTTTTATGCCAGTTTTGCCCATGGGTATTGCTGATGAAGAAGTAAAGAATGCTGACAAGATTCACATCTCAACAGAAGGAGCCATAGGTCTTGCCGCTAGATATAGCTGTAAAAAATACAAGAAGTCTTTTACAACTTCCTTTCACACTAAGTATCCGGAATACGTTAAGATACATACTGGTATTTCACCAAGAGTTAGCGGTGAGTATTTTCGTTGGTTCCATAGAGACAGCAGTGCTGTTATGGTTACAACCCCCAGTATGGTTGATTACTGTAAAGAATTGGGTATCAAACATCTAAAGATTTGGTCACGTGGCGTTGATACAAAACTGTTCCATCCAATTTACCCAAAGCCAAAGTCCGAACATATCTCGGCTGTATATTGCGGTAGAATATCAGCCGAGAAAAATTTAGAAGCATTTCTTTCTATCAATAATCCGTCAATCAGCAAAACTCTTATTGGCGATGGACCACAATTAGAAGAATACAAATCTAAATATCCAGAAGCTATCTTTCTCGGTAAGATGAACGCTAAACAAATTGCTGCAGAACTACCAAAGCATGACGTGTTTGCTTGGCCTTCTCTAACAGACACTTTTGGTTTAGTGGTGTTAGAAGGAATGGCATGCGGATTACCTGTAGCAGCATTTAGAAATGATGTCAACGAATATATCATAGACGAAAAGTCAGGTGCGTTGATGGATTGGGATTTTGAAGAAGGTATATTGGTCGCCAAAACACTAAAACCAGAGGACGCTGTTGCTCGTGCAGCTAAATTCTCTTGGGAAGCGGCGACAGATCAGTTCTTGGAGAACCTATCATGACAGAAGCAAAAGACATTATCAAAGCATGGGACTATTGGCCAGCGCCGCCAATAGATAAGATTGCTAAGTTCCATTACATCGATGTCGGTAGAGAACCAGACACCAATCTAACTGCTACAATGCCAGATATGCATTCTTGGTTTGCTTGGGATCAGAGCAGTCAGTCTATTTTATATGTCGATTATGACAAGGATATGAAATGGAAAGACACTTGGTATCTACGTTACAAACTTGGTTATGGTATTGCTGAATGGCGAGACGATAATATCGTTGATAAAGAAAGTATCTTTACTAAGATCTTTGGAAACAGAAACAAGATTGTATTCCAAGATAAGAATCCTATATGGTGGGGCAACTATTGCGAGATTGGTAAAGAATATGAGAACAATCCTAGGTCAGACTTCTTTGCTTGTTCGCCACCACAGTTACTAAATGGTATACAGTCTTTCGTTTATGAGAGAAAGATTGATAAGTGGACCAATGCATTCGGCGAAACATATAAAGACGTCGTCACATTAGTGTATCAACAAGCATGGGGATCTAAGGTTGGTGGTGCCAGATATTGGATGGCCAGAGGTATTGGCCCCGTAGCAGTTCAGTGGATCTCAACCGTTAAAGAAGCGTCTGGAAATAAGATATATATAACTAATAGAATGGATGCGAAATATAGAATGGAAAACGGATTTGCGAAAGATATTCAAACATAATATAGTCCCAGAAGTAGATATTACTACTGAGACTATTGACGGTAAAAGATATTATGTGTTACCGAATGGACAAAAGTTTCGTTCGGTAACTACTGTATTAGATTCAGCCCTAGACAAAACTGCACTAATGGAGTGGAAGAAACGTGTCGGTCACGAAGAAGCTCAAAAGATTACTGTCCAAGCTGCTCGTCGTGGAACCGCCGTACATTCCATCGCAGAGCGTTATGTCCTCAATGAAGAGAATTATCTTCGGGGTGCTATGCCTTCTGGAATTGATTCTTTTAAAGGTATTCAATCGCTCTTAGACAAACACGTCGATAACATTCTTGGTATCGAGTTGCCTTTATATTCTGTTGCCATGAGAACTGCTGGGCGCTGCGATCTTATTGCAGAGTTTAATGGTATACCTTCTGTGATTGATTTCAAAACAAGTCGTAAAACAAAAA